TTAGTTACCAATAAGTCTGGCTTACGCTTAATAGACTTAGATAACTCTACAATCTCAGAGCCTGTCTGACTAAAGAATGCAACCCACAACATTATCTGTACCCGTGAACAAAAGAACGGAAGTACAAAATGTTATGCTTAATGGTATGCATAGTGGCTACCGAGGGCTCAGGAGTGTTAAGTAGCTCAATGAGCTTGATGGATTTCTTAGCATCCAAACCACCAGGCTCGTAGCCAAGGCCCAGCAAAGCATGAACAATAGGGTTGGAAGTATCCAATGACTCCAACCATTCGAAACCTTGACGATAGAACATAAATTCAATCGGTAACGCGCACCCAAGGAGGTGATGCGGCTTTTCAGTATTGATAACACCATCTTGTAATAACCTAGTTAAAGTTTGTACCCTACCTAATGCATAACCCATCCATTTATTAGGATGAGGACAAACCTCGAGGTAGTACGAGTAGTCAAAGGAAATTGCAATCTTATCTACACCAATTATATTATCAAGATAATCATAGCATTGAACTATGTCTTCATAACTCTTACCCTGAACGACACCAATTTTCTTACCAGGTAGATCGGAATATTTTTCTTTCCAATCTAAAGCATTATCCATTGTACCAAGCGTATCTTCGAGTACATCAGGAATAATATACTCAGTAGGTTGTAGTTCTTTGATCCAGTGGGCATATCGATCAGAATCAAATGCGGTACCTAACTCAAAGATAGAATTATCTAGTAAGACAGTTCGACCTTGAGCTAGAGAGTCTTTAAAGAATTGTAGGTAGGTTGGTTCGGTCTCGAACAAGTGGACAAGAGCGTAATCGTAATCGTTATAACTACGAGACCGATCAAGAAGGCAAAGCGGGGATTCATGGCTGATTTTCATTGTAATTTCTCAATAATATCTAATGTAACGGGCGCCCACATTACAACGTCTTCGTACTTAGTTTTCTTTGCACGATGCTTATTCTCATTAATATAATCTATCATGTCTTGTATATTATAACGGAAAATAGATTTACTATCCACATCTACCCCGTAAATTTGCTTAGCAGAAGTAGTATACAACCACCCCGCTTGATGTCTTCTCTTGTTATACAACTCCACGCAAAGCGTTCCTTCGTAATAGTTTGCTTTAACATCAACTGGTATGCCGTCAATGATACAATCTATTTTAAGATTTACTTGACTGTTAATATCGTTCTTATCTTCAAAAAGGATATTATTAGTTACGCAGTACTCTTCTACGATAGCCTCGCCAAGGTCACCCTTGGCCCCTCTAGCACCATAGCGACCTTCGGAGTTTGCATACCAGGTCATATTACTTTTTAATTAATGACATGAACTCAGCACGGCAATCGGGTTCACTCTTAAAGCAACCACCAAGCTTGGCCGTTAGCGTAGAAGAAGAATGATCTTCAACCCCACGACTCTTAACGCAGTAATGAGTACCTTCAATCACGACTGCAACATCTTCAGTACCAAGAATAAAGACCAATGCATGGTATACCTGCTCGGCAATACGTTCCTGCACCTGAGGGCGACGCGAAAAGTATTCTACAATACGATTTAACTTAGATAGACCAAGTACTTTACCTTTAGGAATATAACCAATATGTGCTTTACCATCAATGGTAACAAAGTGATGCTCGCAGTTAGACATCATAGTAATATCTCTCTCAACCACCATCTCATCGTACCCCATCTTATTATCAATAACGGTACACTTAGGAAAGTTCTCTGGCTTTAAGCCCCAGAAAATCTCTCGCACAAACATCTTAGCTACCCTCTTAGGAGTATCCATCAACGAGTCATCGGTCAAGTCAAGACCTAACGTCTCCATAATGACAGCAAAGTTCTTTTCGATCTTAGCAATCTTACGCTCATCCTTAACTCCAAGTCTATCTAATACAATAGGCGTATGTACACCTTTAGATATAAGATATTCTTCTACTTTATAGCCGAGTTCGGCATCTGTTTTTCCAGCTTGTAATGACATTTTAGGTTCCCCATTCGTTTTTAAATAAAGGCACTTGAAGTCTATCACTATAACGATAGCCCTTCTTCATGGCAAGTTCTGCCACAGCCCGATTGTTCATATGATATACCGACTCAACCCCACCGACAGGCATCAAGTATACCGGCCCTCTAAAGCCAGAGGCACGATATGCTTCTACTGCTTTCTCTGCCTCATCTGCATCTTCCTGAGATGCAACTACAAACTTCAAGTACACATAACCCACCATACTATAGTCAGCAACTATTTCTGGCTTGATAGCATCGTCCCACTTTTCACCTGATACAGATAGCTTAGGTGATACAGAGAATGTTATCTGGCGATCGAAGTTACCAGGTACACCCCACCCCCATCTATCAAGATAGTCTTTAAACTCTTTAGAAAGATCTTGTGTGCCATTGGTCTCAAAGGTAATCTCTTTTAATGCTCTCATCTTTGGATGCTCAAGCAAGTCAGGGTACGCTCTCTGCCATCCTAGTAAAGGTTCGCCCCCGGTAATTACTAGATGCTCTTCTTTCCATTCTTTGTACGGTAGAGAATCCACAACAGCTTCGGCAACCGAGTCAGTATCAAGTACGGGAGATAGGTGCTTAAAACGAGGATCCCAGCTAGCGTATGAATCACAACCTGTACTGACAAGCGGCAATTCTTTATATGAAAGGAACTTCTTAACCTCTGCCGCCACATAGTCGACCTCTTTACTTTGTTCCCCCTTAGGCATACCAAAGCCACTACAGGTAAAGTTACAACCAAAGGTGCGAAGGAATACAGAAGGTACACCCATGTAACGACCTTCACCTTGGATGGAATAGAATAGTTCTGCTACTTTAAGTTTAGCCATTAGACAAGCTCCTCCGCAATGCCAAGAATTTCAGCAACGATTAAGAGGATACCTGTAGTAATAAGGCTACCGTAGATGAGGGCAATGCCAGCTAGAATACGTAGACCGCTCTTTACAAAGCTGATCTTACGGTGGCGGTCGGGATCTGGAAGCAGATCAAAGTCAAATTGAATCATTAGATTCTCCTAGTTGTACGTGGAAGGGCACGATCCATTATATAGGCTAGTCATAATCAGGATCAACGGGTTCTGGTGGTTTCTCGATAACATATCTACCGAAAGCCAACCTAGTTTTTTTAAGCTTAGGAAAGGGAGCAGGAGGCCAATCTGGATTAATCCAAGTAGACTTCTTACGAGGGGAACAAGAGGTATTAATTATAAAGAAACGTTCACGAGGTACCCCTGCCTGCTTACGAGCTTTATTAATATGCTGCCACAGGAAAAGGCCATCCTCATCTTCCGGGCTACTCTCATAGGTCTTATCCTCTGAGGCGTAACCATCTTTATCTTTAATATAAAAATATACTTTAACAGGCATGTACCTATTATAAGCTATACCTTATTCAACGTCAAGCGTTCCTTCGTCAGAAACGGCTTTTTTCTTAGGTTTTTTTACCGTTCTCTTATCAATATCAATGTTATCTACCTGCTTTCGCATCATTTCTACAATGGAATTCGCAAATTCTTCATTACCATCAGAATGTGCTATCAGCATATCAATATCAATGTTTTCAAGTAACTTATATTTAGTTGCTTGTTGTTTCTTTTCTTTCTGTATACGTCTTACGAACGCAAAGAAAGTAATTTGAGTAAAGTATGCAAAAGGATTCATACCTCTATTAGGGTCAAACTTCTCAACAGCAGTCAAGCAGTTTTCAATCCCATCAGAGACCATATCGTCTTTAAACGTATAATTAATAAAGTTAGCTTTATACGAAAGGTGAGTTGCAATCTTGAGAAAGCACTCACCAATATATTCTGTAACTCTAGGTTTTTCTAAATTACCCTCTTTTGCCTCTAAGACCTTCTTACGATATTCAACTAAAGCTTCAAAGAACTTTTTATTGTCGACGTAATGGGCAGGGGCTTTTTTAGTGGAGGGTATGTGCTCCACTACTTGACCTACTATCATTTTCATCCTCCTCGGATATTTCAATTTCACCGTTATCGTCATCACCCGAGAGTGCTTGTTCAATGTCTTCTTCTGTAGCCATATCTAAATTATCGTACTCAATAATAAATTGCTTATATTGAGCTTCTGCTCTCTCTAGCACATTAGTTGCAATTACAACGTTGCGTGCAGGAATTCTTAAAACTTCTTTTGCAGACATCTTAAGCCATGGCTGCATCATATAGGACTCAATAACCCCTCCGGCATAAGGCATCTTCATAGAGTGAATTTCTACCGGCTCAGAAACTTCAATATATTTCTTATCAGCCAAATCCATACACTCATCTTCAGTAGAGACAATTAAATTCTCTCCACTGGTTAATTTTAAAAACTTACAGTACATTATAGAGGTACCTTTACTAATTTGTAGTCAAAGTGCTCATCATTATAGGTCTTAA